CGCTTTTAACTATTTGACCGTAAGAGCCGACTAGCGATGAAACCAAATTTCTGGCGCCAGCGATTGAGCTTTCACCGCCAGCCCCAATATTGACTTTGGGCGCAGCAGATGAGAGACCAAATGCAGTTGCTTTTAATTGCTGTTGCCTAGCCTGAAAGATCTGCTGACCAGCTGCCTGCGAAGCAATAGTAAAACGATTGAATTCGCTTGAGGCAATTCTGGAATTACTAGCAACAAGCTTCAGCGCATCTGCTTGAGCGCCAAGTTGGGCAATAGTCGATCCAAGCTGTCGAGTAAGAACTTTGCCGCTAACACCTCTCTCTTGAGACTGGCCAAGTCTTAGATAATCATCGGCAAGCGTGTTAATTGCTTCAGATGCTCTTTTGGCCGCCCTTGCCTGTTCTACACTTTTAGTTGCGGTTCCAAGCCTTGATTCAGATGACTCGAGCTGAGACTGGGCTTTTACCAAGTCACTTTGAGCTTGAGCCAGTCCTTTGATTGCCTTTTGCTGTCTTTCAAGTACCTGATTATACGCCTTTGTATTTGGATTTAGTTGATTTAGCTTTGACTGAGCAGAGGCAATTTGCGTTGCATAAGATCCAATTGCATCCCCGGCCCCGTCAATCGCCTTCTGCGAATTCTTTATTGTGGCTTGGAGTGCTTTTAGCTCAGCATCAAAGCTATCAAGATCGCTCGTTGCCCTTTTAACATTAATATCTAGCGGTGTACCACTTATTTTTTGGACGACTGCATCCAGCTGGCTAACCTTGCCAATAATTCGATCAACCTTTGATCCCCCATTAACAACTAAATTAATAGAGGCGTCAATTCCAGCCACTTTGATCGACCCAGACTTCTCATCAGTCTAGCCAGCAAGAGAAAAGCCGCCCCGATTGGAGCGGCTATCGACGAGACTGACGCTTGATTTTCTCCATCTCTTGCTCTTGTCGCCTATTCTTGATTGCAAAGTAGGCAGACCACAAAAGCATTTCTTCGTCTGTGACTTTAGTTTTTAGTTCAGACAAAGTGCAATGAAGAACTTCGGCGAGAGATAGCTGGAAGAACAATCTCCCGTCCGATTCAAGCTCAGACTCAATCGCTTTTGCTATCAGCTTCTGCTTCGTCCTCGCTATTAGGACGCAGCGCACAAAGGATCAGTTTTTGCAGATCTTCATCAAGGATCTCGCGCTTCAGCACAGGAATGTCGCCTGGGCGGAACAGCTTTTCGCCGTTCTCATCAAGTGCTTTGGAGACAAGCAGCTGCATTGCAAAGTCACTAGCGTTGTCAGACCTTGCATCTTTTTGCGCCTTTTCACGTTCGGCTGCCGTCAGCGGCGTAACGTAAAAAACAAACTCATCGCCATTGCTGAGCAGGACTTCCTGCTTGATCGGCTCAAAATTTGCTGCTTTACGAAGACGGTCGATAGCCCTGATAGGACCAGTGGCTTGGGCTGGTGCGTTTGCCATAAAGGAAACATGGTCAGCCCGAAGCCTACTGCATTATCATCTAATTGACAATAATCAGCGCGTTACCTCTTCCCAATCAACATTTCCATAGATGCTGCTGGAAGCAGTGTCACAGGAAACGGCAACAGTAAACGTCTGCGGAACAGAGGTAAAGCTATTCCTCTCAAGCTGAAGCTCAAAGATCTCTTGGCGCAGAATGTTTGCCATTGAGGTTGACTGGTTAGAAGACGAGAAGTAGCCAGAGGCAACCACGTCACCACCAGTCAAAGAGGTCGAAGAGATGTTGTACTCAACAGAGGAGTCGTCTCCCCCGCTCACCCAAGTGCCACCAGTTACGGCACCACCCAAAATAACTTCCCACTTGTAGTTATGACCATTGCCAACCCCCAAAAGAGATGCGGCGGTAGGAATGACGATAGAGGAAAGCTCAGTGGTCTTTAGTCGCAGCGAAACAACTGGATATTTTACCCCAGCAGTTGTCAGCGTATAAACTGAATTAATTGCAGTGCCAATCGTTTTTTGCTGGCCGCGCAACTCATAGCCACCTTCAGAAAGAACCGTCGAGCAGATTTGCTTGAACGTACTGGAGCTAGTAGTAGCTGCAGTATTTGTAATTTCGTAGCGAATCGGCAGGCAAGCAGTTCCAATATGCGTTGTGCTCAAAATGTTTGCATGATGAAACTCATGGCAAACAACAGGCTCTCCATTAATTACAAAACCCATGCGCACAGTTCCAACACCAAGCCACTCAATGTCGGTAAACATAATTTGCGCTGCATCCACATCAAGCGTGATACGAGAAGCGCCATTGCCATCAAGCTTGTCAACATTCCATCCCGTATCACTTCCGCCGTAAACACCGCCAAAGCGGCTGATTTTTGTTTCTACAAGAGAACCACTAGTAGAAGTACGGCGAACAAAGCAAAGGCTGTTTTCATCTGCCCCAAGCTCAAGATAGTAGCCGCTGACGGTATCAAAATAGCCAACGCGCTGGCGAAGCCCTGTTTTCGGCGTAGCAAAAACAAAGCTATTCATCACAAGCAGCGACTTGCCAGGCTGATAAGCAAAGACTCGCTTAGTCTCGCGCAACACCTGGGAACCAGAAGCTGTTGTTACGGCAAGATCAACAGAACCATGATTCGCATTGAAGCTAGTGGAGCCACTCGTTGCTGTTGAAGTATTCCAAAGCCCGTTATCAGCAAAACGATGACTGGAATCAAACAGGGTCAACGGCGCAGAAATGCGCAGTCTTCCAAAAGCATCAACAGACGACCTTGAGAAACTTGCATCAACAGCAAGGCGTCCTTCATCAGTAGCGCCAATCTCTTTTGCGGCGCCAGTCGGCAAAGTACCGTGAACAACAGCATCAGGCATGACGAAACTCCTAAAAGAAAAAAAGCCCCGCCGAAGCGGGGCGTGGACTTAACTCAAGCTCAAGCGACAGCGCTGAGATCGAAGGTCGGCTGATCCACAGGACGGAAGTTGATGCTCACCTTCTGGCAATCATCCGGGTTAACGGCGAGAGAAGCAGAGGTCAGAGCAACCTGCATGTAGATCGAACGGCTCAGGGCATTGCTGACCGTGCCACCGCTGATCACTTGGTCAACGTAAAGACGGACGCTAGCGCCAACCTGCTTACGCAGCAGCACGTCTTGGATGATCCGGTTTGCAGTGGAGGCATCCTCATCCGTCATGTAAACGGTTGCAGAGCCAGTGGCTTCAGCAAAGCCAGGGATGAAGGTACGGAAGGGCACGAACTGGCCAGGAGCTTTACCAATGGTGGTAACGTCGATCTCAGTACGAGAGATCTCAAGGCTCCAGTCACGAACCTCCGCAACAGAGGAGAAATCGGCGTAGTAAACCTCAAACTTGTTAGGAGAGGCAAGGGTGCCGTCATCCGAGAAGTTGATGTTTGCACCACCCTGAGTAGCAGCAACAGTCAGGGCGCCAGTTCCATTGTTGTAGGAAGTGACGTAGTAGGTGCTGCTGGTGCTCAGGCTGCCAGAAGACAGAGCAGGCATCACGTTGGACGCATCAGGCGTCACGGTTACGCCTGTAGTCGGGTTATAAATACGGAACTTGACAGGATCGCCCGCAAGGAAGTTCAGGGAGGGGCTGATCGAGATCACATCAGTGGTGGTATTGATGGCAGTTTCGATGAAGCCATCAATCGTACCGGCTGGCTTGTAGTAAAAAGCGCCGGAAATGCCGGACAGAACGGTTGCCATGACAAAACAGGGGTAGTGGCTTTAGTGGGCACTGCCCAGCTACAGACAGGCTAGCAATTCATTTCACACTTGCCTGCCAACCTGTATCAAGCCTTCCCATAAAATGAGAATAGTCATCAAGTGTTTGAAAAAACGGCCCTCTAATTTCACTCGTTCTTACATAAACACCAGAAGATGTTTTCTTTGATAAATTTATTTCATCAATAACACCCTTCGCAACTTCTAGCATTTTCTGACAGCGAGCCGGTCCGTATCCCTTTTCAGAGAAGCATCGAATAATTAAAGCTCCCCTTGGGTAATCCCAAGACCTAGCAAGCGCGGACTCGGTGGTGACACCAAAAGTTAGGTTGACTCGCACGTATTCTTTTGGTGGATCAGGCGGAACAAAAGTGATGTTGTCGAAATAGACAGGGATTGGAGGAGTTTGCGAATTAAAGGCGCTGAGCAGTGGGCCTTCAATTTTGGCGCGAATGGCTTGATAGTTCATTAGAAGCTCCCCACAAAGCCAGCCGAAAAACCCCGACGAAGATCAATTGTTAGACCTCCGCCTTGGGTGTAGTTGATATACCAATCCAATGGCGCAGTAGCAGTTCCGGGATTCCCATCTCCAAATCCAGCGCTATCGAGATCGCCTCTCAAGTGCAAAGTCTGATCGCCATTGTCATTAGTTGGCCTCCAACCAATGAACTTATTTGGCTTTACGGGTTCACCAATTTGCTTAAAGGTACTCGCCTCACCGTCGATAGCAATATTAGCATGTTCAGATGTATTGATAAACTGAAATTTTTTTACGCCACTATTAATATACCTTTCAACGGTTGTTATGCGAATATCTTTTTTGCTGTATTCATAAACACCGCCAGATGGACCAGGACCACCACCCGACTGCCCTTCTGGAACGAAGCGCCAGGATGCAGAAAATTCACCACTCCAAGCTGGTCCTTCTTTTGCCAGTCCATTCATTGTTTCTATCGCCGCACTCTGAATACCTCTAGCCAACTGCCTGTTAATTTGTTTCATCAGGTCATTTGCTATTCCCTTTTCAAGTCCACCGCCCTTGAATTTGGCCATATCAACCAAGCCTCGCAACTACTGAGTGCATTATAGGATTGTCGCCACGGTACGAAAACATGCCAATAATTTTCGCAGTGCGAGTAGAGCCATTTTGCAAATATTTAATCGAGTCAGTCGTCTGCGGATAATACCCAGACAGAGCATCGGCGGCAAAAATGATTTTTACATCAGTCTGCTGATAAAGCCCCTGCATCTCTTCTGGCTTTAATTCAGAAATGACAATCTTGATTGGAATCTCCGAGGAGTATCCCATCACAGTTCCGGTCTCAGGATTGTATGTTTGATTCTGAGATGCTTTTACATAAGTCGCATTGATTCCAAACTGACTAATCAGCGGCCCTGGAATCGAAGAAAAAATGCTGTCAACAAGTGCCATGGCTCATCACAGCGGATTGCTGTACCACCCGCCACGAGCAGGGAACACCTGCCCACCAGCAAAGCGAATGCGATTGGGTCTAAATGCAGCGTTTCCGTAGTAAGGATCAATCCTTGCGGTGCTGCTACGACTCACATAAGGCTGGTTGAAGCTGGGATCAATCATGTAACGATACAAAATATCCATTGCAAACGGCGGAATGTAATCAACGCCGGTCTGCGGCATATCGCCCTGCTTGAACTTTACGCGCAGCGCCCCGTCGCCAAGTTCAACTTCTTCGTATTGATTCGTGCCAAGAAGATTTGCGCCGCCATCATTCACAGCAACTGCTGTATAACCACCACCACTTCCAAGAAACGCAGCCATATAAGCAACTGCAATTTCAAAATCAATGGGAAGGGTCTCAGTTGTAAGCTGTCGCCCATCAATTTTGATCAGTCGCGGCCAAGACAACGATTGCGTTTCATCAAGAATTCGCCCCTTCCACTTCAAGGGGTTGATTGTCATCGTTGCAGCAACAAGCGTCTGCTCTTTTTGCGTATTATTCAACGCAAGCCAAGCTGTAATACCGGCGCTTGCTGGCAATTCACCAAGTAGCGACGTGGCCCTCGCAACGCTCAGGAAGGAGTTGGCATTAGCAGCTCCCAGTGTCGATACGAAGGCCATGTGCGTGCCTCTCTAGGGCTCAGCCCTTGACAGTAGTGGTCTTGGACTTGGCAGTGCTCACAGGTGCCTTCTTGGGCTCCTCAGCGGGCACTGGTGCAGGACAAGCGGCAGGAGCTTCGGCCTCAGCCTCTACTTGCAGCTTTGCCTCTTCTTGCTCACGAGCAAGTCGGAAAGTGGTAATCGACATGGCAGTTACTTGATAGTTGAAAGCCCCTCCGAAGAGGGGCCGTTACTACAGCAACGATCAGATGTAGCAGCGCAGCTGCGTGATCCGAATGTTGCGGTTGTCGGTGAACACCTTGCTCCAGTTGGAACCAGTAGCAAGCTCGGCATTGGAAGGCGAGTTGCCAGCGGCATTACCAACCCAGCTGATACCGTTGGGATGCACCAGATAGTGCGTCCGGTTGATCAGGTAGTCGATACCCTTCAGGGAATCGCGGTCGGTTTCCAGAGGAGACTTGGCAGGAGCAGTTGCAAAAGCAAATGCGCCAGGGCCAAAGAAGTAGGTGTGCAGCACGTCAGCACCACCAGTGCCAGCGCCAGCATCGACAGGCAGGGTGTCATCAACGAACACCGGGCGACCCAGATAGGTACCCAGCTCAAGACGTTGAGCGGACAGGCGGGTGTCGAGCTGAGAGGTGCTGGAAGCAGGAACAATCAGATCCAGCTTCATCAGGGCGTAATACACACGGGAGTGCATCAGAACGCCAGTCAGCTCCTGACCTGCATCACCCAGCTTGGCGATAGCATCAACCATCACGCTCTGAGAGAGCTGAGTGGAGGTGCCGCCAGCAGCGTGAGAAGAGGTCAGAGGACCGCCAGTTGCAAACAGACCCTTGATCACGTTGATCAGGGAAGTTTGCATGTCACGCACCCAGTACTGACCGGTGCGACGAGCAATGGCCTGCATGGGGTCCGAACCAGCCAGTTCACCAGCCAGGTCCGAGGCTTTCCAAGCCTTACCACGCATGTTGCGAACACCGGTCTGCACATCACCAGCCAGAGTGGCGGCGGTCAGACCAACGGTGTCGTCAAGGATCTCCGAATCGCCGGAGAGATCACCAAAGAAAGGCAGATCAATCGTCTTGCCGCCTTTGGCGAACTCAGCCTGAATAGCGGAGTTGGTAACCATCAGGCCAGAAGTGACCAGAGCGTTACGGTTTTGCAGCTCCTCCTGCTGGTATTCCAGGAAAAGCTGAGGAATGAAGGGAATGCCAGCGAGGAGCATTGTCTTTGCCTCAAGTGAAAGTATGAACGAGTGCCAGCAGCACTGCTGCTAAGCAAAAGCTTGCGGTACAACCGCGATGCGAGCACTGGGCTCGACTTCACGAGGCACGGCCTCTAACGATCAAAGAATAGCAAGAAGCCGGAGCAGTGATCACTTTTTCTTGTAGGCAGGCTTGCCTTTTTTCTTGGCTGGCTTTTTAGCCATTCCACTTTCGCTGGCAGCAATAGCGGCGGCCTGCGCACGAGTCGTTACCTTTTTACCCGAAGACGACTTCAGGGTTCCGGCGTAGAACTCACGCATGACTTTTGCAAACTTGTCCTGAGACTTGCTCTTTTTCATGACGAGTAAAGCAATTTAATAAAAAAGCCCCACCGAAGTGGGGCGTTGCACCTGAAAATAAATCAGGCGGTGGTATCCAGAGTCCAGCCCTTGCCAGTGGCAACGGCTTTTTCTCCAACAGTGACGGTGGCGTTGCCAGTGGTGCCGCTGATGTCCAGGGTTTGCGTGCCGGTCACAGTGGGCAGGCCAGCAAACAGTTCCACCAGATTGGTGCGGGTGAAGGCAGCAGGGATCACATAGATGCTGCCGCTGGCAATACCGGCGTCGTAAGCAACGCGGACAGCGGTGATGACCTCTTCAACGGCAGTAGTGACCTGACGGCCAATGACGTTGCGATCAGTTTTGAAAGGCATGGCGAGTGAGGGTGAGCGCTCTAGCACATGCTAAGAACCCGGCGAAGAATTAGTCTTCATCAGAATTAACTGGAGCCGTGTCAGAAAGAAGAACTTGGGACTCTCCAGTGCGACAGCCTTGGAATCCCATCATTCATCATTTGTTAAAAGCGGTTGACACGCATAATCAACTTTATTTTCGCACTGGTAATCTATGGCATTTACAGAAAGCAAATGAAGCAAGGATTTATGTTAAAGAACTCAAGGACTGGATAAAAAGTCAAGAGTAAGCTCTTTATCTACCATTTTACCTTATCGGCCCAATAAGCTGCACTTAATTTCCCTTTTGCAATATCTTGGGCGTGTCTTGCCTTAAAAGAGCGACGACGCGCTTTTTCTTTCTCTGTGTCAGGGCTGCTGCCAGCACCACTTACGCCCTGTTGTCCAAAGCGAATCAACTTAACCTTGTCACCCTCTTTTGCAACAACAACGTGCGACTTAGTTGGATGATTGGGAGTGCGCTTGGGTTTGTTGTAGCCAGAAACACCAGCTCTTTCAAGGCGCGGATCTTTCTTTTTCATCACTTCTTCCTCTTGCGGGAAATAACAAGCTTGCCGTCTTTTTCTTTTACGCTCATGCCAGCCTGCTCGGTCTGCCGTTTGAGCGAAGCGTACTTTTGAGCAAGTGTCATCTTCTTGCCTTTCTTTTTACTCTTGCCCGGTGGGTAGTACTCAGCCATTTACGGAAGCCCAGCTACAGGCACCGTAGCAACAAAAAACCTCCTGAAGCGCGAAGCTCAGGAGGCCCGTCCGTCATCATCCAATGGCAGGTTACATCGCCTGCAGCGCTCGGCCAAGCACCGGATCAAGCTTTCCAGCAAGGCGTGCTTCATTCATCAAGCGCTTCGCCTTATCGGGATCTTTCTGCATCAGCTCAGCTGCCTTGGTGGCATTCACGCTGTCCTTATTGAAGGGGTTGTTGGAGTAGGTCGAAGTCGCAGCGCGAGCAGTCGTCATGCCCGACCCAGTTGCACCGCTACCGGCGAAGTAAACAGCAAACTCTTCGTCGTCACGCAGTTTTGTAACGGCGTCACGCAAAGAAACCGGATCATCCTCCGAACCAAACACAACTGTGCTTTCGTCGTCAAGAAGACGAAACTTTTCCTTCATCAACTTATAAAGATGAGAAGGGCGACGACACTCAGCTTTTGAGAGTTCGTCGGTCACAAAACGCTCAAGCTTGCTCTCACGACGCTTTTCACGTTCTTGATTCCGCTCTTGCTCAAGCTGTTCATTCGTTTTGCGAAGATCGCTCAGCTCTTTGCGCAACGAAGCAAACTGTGCCTTCACGGCTTCGTTCATCGCATCAGAAGGCACTTGGCCCTGCTGAGGCTGAACAGCTTGCTGCACAGAAGACTCCTCTTCGCCCGACTTGGCAGGCTTCAAACCAGCAATGCGCTCGGCAAGAGCGTCTTCATCAAGCTCATCGGTCAGCTCGATACCCGCAACTTTCAAGAAAGTATCGACGGTTTTCTTTTTCTTGAGATCCTTGAGCAACCCTTGATTTGTAGCTTTTAACTTGGTGCTTTCACTTTCAAGTGCATCTGCCTTCTTTTGAAGAGCTTGCACAAGCGCGAGAGCGTCTTCAAGAGTTTCTGGGGTGTGTTCGGTCACGCAAAGTCGTGTCTTGACTCGTTAAATAGTAGCACCGTCTGCCTCGTTTAGCTCAATAGAAGCCTCCAGCTCCTCAAGGTCACGACCTTCGCTCATCGGGGACGTGTTATCAACTGGGATCTGCCCACGATTTACAACCTGCGCCCCTGCGCCAACGCCAAGCTGACGAGCGGTTTCTGTACCCGTCAAGCCCATATCAGCAAGAAGATCCTTAACTGCAAAGTCAGGCAGCCCTTCAAACATCTCGCCCGCTTCAAGCATCCGCAGGAACATTTCAATAGTA